ATAAATATGCTGTAGCGTTTAAATCTAAAAATCTTTGTCTAGTTTTTTGAAGACCAGCTAATGCTTTGGCGTCGTAAAATTTTCCAAATAATATTCTTCCATCAGATTGATTTTTAAATCCTCTAGAAAAAGCTCTACCTGCTTTAGCACCAGCTCTATCGCCAGAAGAGTCTGCTCCGCTAAAAGCATCATCAATATCTTTTTGAACACCAGTGGTGATGGCTTTAACAAGTATATGTGCTTCACCTACAAGTGCCATGTGCCATCACCTCCAATGTCTACTGTTATTGCCCTAAAGGGGCATCTAATACATCACCAAAAGGTTTTGGTGAGTTAGGGTTGAAGTCTGTTGCGGGTATAAAAGACTTCGTAGGTTCCTTTAAAGGATCTACTGAACTATCTTCATAAAATTCTCCACTAGAATTTGCAGTCTGATAGTTACTACGTTTTTTGCCCAAAGTGTATGTTCTATTGTAAAGAGAAGAGTAAATTAATTCTCTAGCTTTATCTTTGGCTTCACTTTGTTCAGCAGTTGATGACTGAGAAAAGTCCTCTTCCATAAAAAAATGCATGACATCTAACATGTCTGACATTTCCATCTGAGACAATTGAATTCCGTTCACTAGGGCTTTTCCATTAACATAAGGCCAGAGTTCTACTGCCCACTCAGAGATTGCTCTGGCCCCTGCGAAGGGCGGCCTGAGTACTCTTCTACTAGCCAAGCAGTTATTTCGCCAAGTGACTCTAGGGTCACTATCTTTTCTGGATCATCTAATAGTTTAAGAAATCTTTCGTAACTTTCTTCAACTAAAGCTTTAGAGAAAAAATTAGTAACTGTATAAGAAACATCAGTGGTGTCTCCTTTACCTGCACTAGTAGCCATATCTAGTAAGGCTTTACCTTGAAGATTTTTATGGCAATGAAATTCTTCGCCATGAAGTTTGAAAGACAATGGTGTTGAATTAACCTCACCGCCAGTTCCAAAATCCTTAAATCGTGTTGTCATCTATTATTCCTTTTCTGTCGTTTATAAACTATTTTAATAGTTTATTGTTACTCAATATTATAGCTTGTCTCTAAGAGCGTCAGCTAAATATCTATTTGCTTGTGTTCCTGGATGATTTACAACATGAGCATAAATCACTTGTCCTCTTGAAACAAACCTAAGCATTTTTCCGCTTTTAGGTCTTATTACATGAGGTTTTGTTCCTTCGTGATGGGCCAGAGCATAATTTAACTCAGAACCTATCCAAAGTTGTTGCCCTCTAGGATCTCTCATATGTCTCATATGTAAAGATGCTCTAAGTGCACCAGTTCTTACTCCAACTCTTGCACGAGCGGAAGTTAGAATTTCATCGCCTTTTCCTTTTAGATATATACCTACCGCACCTGATCGTGAGTTAAGTAGTCTATCTAAAGCACTTGGATAGAAAATAACATTTGGCATTATGGAACCGCCATAGTTATAGTCATAGTTACAGTTTGAAACCCACCCTCTGGAGAGCTAGCTTCTACCGTTGCAATAACGCCAAGACCAAAATTTGCTGGGTCCCACTGATCCAAAGTTCTTGCACTGTCCAACAAAATCCATGCATCATACGCAGATATTTCAGCACCATCTTGAATTGAGTCTCCTGACGGAGCTCTTCCGTTTTGTCCTACAGAAGGAACTTCACGAGAAACTTGAACTAAAAGAGTTACTGAGCGAGGATCACTACACCTACGAGGAGAAGTTGCCTCATCGCCGGGAGTTCCAATATACATTTGCAACATAGAGACAGTTAACTGTTCACAATCAATTGCTGGGGATCCTAGAGTGTAGTAACGACGACTAGGTAAAGGCATTGTGTATGAAGTGTAAGTACTAATAACTGCATTTAAAACATTTTGCATTAAATTAGCTAAATTTTTAGCGTCTGCAGATACTGCTGCGGTGTTTACATCTAAGCCCATATGTCCTCTTGTCTTTTAGTATTTCTAGTTACACAGTATAAATTGGAATCGTTCGTTCGCCGAGCTGCATAATAATATTACCTGAAACTAGCGGAACAATCTCGTTGACTGCTGGATTTGCAAGGCTTGGACGTACTGCATACATATCCATAATTCCTGGGTCACGAGGTCCTATTACATCTAATACTTGCTTGTATGTTGCACTTACTCTTATTGTATTTTCTACTCTATCAATAGTGCCAGCATTGGTAATAGTTGATGTGGTGTTGCTGTTGATATCAGAGAAATCTATTTGAATAGTCCAAGCATTGCTTCCATCAAGAAAATCTGCATTAATCTCTGAGAAATAATAAAGATTAGATGTTCCATCTGCAGTTACATAAAGATCAAAGGCACTAAGTGGATACAGAGGAGAAGCACCAGTAATACGACGAGCACGAGGCTGATCTGGGCTAAAGACACGGGCACGAGCACGGGCTTTATCAGGGTTAACTGTTTTTAGAAAAAGATCAATGGCATAGATGCCAGTCTTAAGTTCGTCAATAAAGTCTTGATTATCAAGTAATGTGTATGAGACGCCTTGGCGAGAGATAGATGTAACTCTCTGTGGAAGAGCGCAAGTGTCGTCATCTTCATAAAGCTTTACAAGCTCTGTAGCGAGCACACGAGCAGCGGCACGACCAGCTGTAGGAGGTGGAGTTCCGTATGTATATGTAACTTCTACTTGAGAAGGGGACCAGCCAGCTCCTGGTACGCCAAGGATTGTTGAGTGGTCTGATAAATAATACTTATTTGGTTCAATAATATTTCCATCAAGATCACGAAGTGTATGTACTTTAACTACCTTGCGACCACGAAGACGGACACGAGAGTTTGCTGATGTTCCATCACCTTGAAAGTCATCGTCTGCATAACGATTAAAACCACCAGAAGCAATGTTTACAATGTTTCCATCAACTAAAACTGGTGTATAGGTAAGACTTGAGCCACCTGAGCGTAGGTATGGATCATACGAAGAAACATAACGCTCGGTTACTGTTGTTAATCCGCTGTATTTGCGGCCAGACATTCCCCAAAGAAGATAAGAGGCTGATTTACAAGCTTCGTAAGCATAATCAGAATTGGTATATGTGCCTAACTCTTCTGGTGTTACCCAAAGATTGCTCATACTCTCACCTCGTCTCTAAGTAAGAAGGCGGGCACAAACCGTAGTTGTGAAACCATCGGCTCAGTGCCCGCCTTTCCTAATGAATTAAGCGGTTGGATCCTCGGTTGACGCAATAATGAAGTCAACTGGTAGATCTGCGTTGTAGTCTTCGTTACCTGGAACGTTGTATGAAGATGTTGACCCTTGTGAGGCAAAATCTGTCACTGCAAGGTATCCACGGTTACGAAGCACTGAACCTGCTGGGCTAACTGCTGTAGATGCAACATCTGTTGCAGTCTTTGCATAGCGGAAGGTTGTTGTGCTTGGGACTGCTGTAATTGTGTATGTTCCGTTGAATGTTGAATCAACTGAGCTCACAGTTACGCTCTGTCCTACTTCAAATCCGTGTGCAGCACCTGTTGTAAGGGTTGCAATGTTTGAAGTCAATGCCTTGTTGGTAACGGTCTTTGTAGAGTCATCAAACCAGCGGTAGAAGCCCTTAAGACCTGATGGTGCCCAGTCTGTGCGTGCATATGAGTATGAACGCTCAGAAGCTACTGGATACTCCCAGCGGCCATCTAGACCTGAACCGAATGTTACGTTTCCGAGTCCGTAACCTTCAAATGTGGTTGCAAGCATTCCGTTTTCAATTACACGGTCTCCGCTTTGGCGAAGCTTTGCGTATGGGAATACCCAGTGGAAGTATGGGTTAGTTGATGCACGGCGACCATCTGCAACAGCAAATGACCAAACTTCAAGAGCAACGCCGTTGCCTGAAGGATCATCGCCGACGGAAGGTGCGGCCCAACCTACTGACTTATTGCTTGGTGATGCGAAAGAACCGAAGTTCTTGCGTAGCAACAAACCGCCAGAGATTAGTTGTGAAAGTTCTGTATCTGGTTCGCAAATTGCGAGTTCCATTGTGATTCGCTTAAGTGTGTCAGGGGCTTTGTATGATACGCATACAGTGCCGTCTGCTGACTTCTCAACGATTTCGTCACCCTCTTCATATTCTGGGGTGAAAGATGTGCGGAGGAACGCCGAGGTTGTGTAGCTGTCTCCTGCACCATTGAGCAGGGTTCCAGCGGCGTCCAGTCTGGTGACTCGGATCGCCACACCTTGGACGCTAGCCGCATAGTCCTGAGTGGCCATTCCAGTGTTCTCCTTTGTTTATTTCTACTAGGTTGTTGGTAGTGCTAGACGAATTGTGTAGAAAATACTTGGATC